ATTCAGCGAGAACAGACCGTGCTCGTGCAGTTCGTGTGCCATGACCAGCTTCTCGGGCCGGGCAGCCAGAGCCGAGAGGTGCCAGATGTCGCGGGCCTTCAGCAGGCACACCAACAGCTTGTCCTGGAGGTCCACAAGGTCGGACGTGAAGATGTCGTCAACGGTCTGGGTGTTCACGCCGCAACCTCCTCGTCCAGGTCAAGGTGCTCGATCCACCGGGTGCCCTTGTTCTTCTCGTCTTGATAGGTGGCGAGGATGCCCGCGTCCACGAGGGCCTGAATGATCTTGATGAACTCGTCGGTGCGAAGGTCGGCCCGGAAGTTCCGGTAGACCACCTCCCACTTGACGGTGCCGCCCTTCTGGATCACGAAGTCCCGGACCTGCTCCTGACGGCGAGCCCATGAGGATTCGGAGATCCGGTTGGCCATGCTCACCATGTGGGTGAACCACGAGGAAGCGAAGTTGATGGCCGAGAGCATGTGAGGCACCTGCACCTCGTCGCAGCAGTCCAGCATGGCCAGCAGGGTGGCTGCCTTCAGGATGGACTTGGTAAGGCGGTCGGCGGCTGCCTCGATGATCTGGTGGCGCTGGTGGCCCTCGGCTGCGTCCAGCACGTCCGTGATGAACTTGTTCAGCCGAATCCACGCCTCGCGCACACAGGGCACCGGCATGGTCGGGCCTTCCACGTTGCAGAAGTTGGCCCAGTGCTCACGGGCGTTCTCGATCCGGTTCACCAGCGCGGTGAACACCTGGTCACCTTCCTTGACCTCGTTGATGTCCGCCTGCTCCAGCCAGTCCGACTTTGCCGACCGGGGTGGGGGTGTGGCCTCGATGTAGATGAAACGGGTCAGGAAGCCCGAGCGGAAGTCTTCCTGCGTCAGGTACTCGGCAAGCTGGGAGGCAATGCCCATCATGAACAGGCTCAGCGACACGTCCACGGAGCCGCGCCGGTTCTGCTCCCCGGTGGCGCGCAGCTTGCCGGAGACGTGGCCGTCGTACAGTTCGGTCATCTTGCCCTTGGCGCCCGCCATGTACGCCTTCTTGTCCATCTCCTGCACCCAGCCTTGGGCTTCATCGCGGTGCAGCAGGGCGCTGCGGTGCGGACGCTTCAGCAGTTCGTTGTCGAGCGCTTCAGGGGTGGCGTCGGAGCCGAGATCGTACTGGAAGCACTCCTCGTCCGAGAGCGCCTTGATGAAGGACAGGCCGAGGGCTCGGGTGGTGGACTTCCTGGATCTGGTGGTCTCGCCCAACACCATGAACCACAAATTCAGCGGCAGCCGCCCGAACTTGGGCACCGCGTGGCCGAAGTCGGAAAAGACCACGGACAGGATCATGAACGCGCTGGCGACGTGGTATTCCATCGCCGCGTCGGTTTTGGAGGTGGCCCACGCCACGTAGTCATCAATGAAGGTCGAGGGCAGGGACGCCTTCTCCTCAGCCGTGAGGAAGTCCACGGACTTGTCCTTCACCGAGGGCTCCACGGTCACCGTGGTCTCGTACTCCTCGACCTCCTCGCCCTGCCCCAGTTCGGACTTGGCACGGGCACGCAGGATGTCGCCCCACAGCAGTTCGTCGGCGTTGTCCCGCCCATCGGCGGTGAACTTGTCGAACGGGTGATCCTTGCAGATCACGAAGGCCACCTCGTCGGTGGCGCCGCAGCGGAAAAGCTCCTGCTCCAGCAGGAACAGCGCGTCGGAGCGGTCCACGCCTGCGGGGGTTTTCTTGTTCAGCAACTCCATGAGCTTGGGGGATGCCGTCAGGGACCGCAGCGCCTCGCCGCGTGTGGGCAGTGTGCCCATCTCCTTGAACTGGTCTACGACGCCCTCGGCGGGCGGGTAGACTGCGGCGAACTCGTCGTAGGTGTAGACGGTATCGTCGCTGATGAAGGTCACCGTGTAGGGCTCGTCGTACTTGGTGTTGGTGGTTCCGGGCACACGGAGCAGCTTGTTGCAGGCCCAGCCGTTGTCGAGGCCGGTCTCTGCCTTGTCGTGGGCGAGCGAGACGCTGTGTGCCAGCGGCTCGATCAGGGCCGGGTCGGTGCAGTCCGAGATCAGCCAGTAGATGTGCGTCTTGCCCGGCGAGGTCTGCACGATGCCCGAGGGCTCCAGCAGGGCGTCATCGACGTTGAAGGTATCGGCGTCGGCGTGAACCACCTGGAGGGCCTTGGCGCTGCGCTTGCGGGCGTTGGTGGCCCGGAACAGCGACGGCGAGGTGTAGGTGTCATGAGCGGCCTGCTTCTCGGTGTAGGCGAGCATCTGTGCCCGCTGCCCCGGCCACTGGAAGAACCGCTGGTTGCTAGGGTTTCCGTTCCCGTCCATGAGGGCGATAACCGCCCGGCCCTCCATGCCCTTGTAGAGGAAATCGAAAAACTGCCCCTGGATCATGCTGTGCGCCCCGCCGCGTTATACATTCCCGTTGCTCCATCCAGAAATAGAAATGCCCCCGAGGGGCATTGGTGGCTGGTTATCAAGTGCCCGTGATCCTTCTCGATGGGATCGTGTGCTGTCACAGCACGGGCCGTAGTGCTCTAGAGCTTGATGAGGGTCGGCTTGGCCTTACCTCCGGCCTTGGCTCCGGCAGCCGGAGTGGCGCCGGTCTTGCCGACCACTGATGCCGCTGCCGTTGCCGAGGCTTCGACGGATTCGAGCGAGCGGAAGGAGCGAGCCACTGCACGGTACTCAGCGGGTTCGATGTCCACCCACTGGCCATCCACCTGGTGCTGCTTCTTCTTGTGGGCGACGGTGACCTGGAGCGCTTCACCCAGCCATTCCTCGGTGTCGATGTCCGCGAGGTCTTCGGCGGAAACCCCGATGGCCTTGGCGATGGCCAGCAGGTCATACGGCGGGGTCGGGCTGTTGTCCTTCTTGCTGACCCCGGTGAAGGCGTTCACGTCGGCAAAGATGCGTCGGTTGCCCTGGTGCCTGCCGTCAGGAGACTCCTGACCGTCCTCGATGCGGAAGTGGAACTTCAAGCGCAGCTTGCCCTTGTTGTCGCCGTTCTTTACCTCGTCGGCCTTGATCTCGAAGATTTTGACCTCGTACTTGCCAGCGGGTACGGGCTCGTCGTCGCGGCCTGAGTTGTCGATAGTTTCCTGGTCTACGTTGAGTGAAAGACGCACCATTTCGGTGTGCTCCTTGTCTATGTGTTGGTGTTTTGATTGTTTGATTGAGATACAGAGAAAACTAGTAAGTCGTGGACAAAAGCTTATCACCCGTCAGATTCGGCATCATCCTCCTCGCCGGTCAACTGCTCCCACACGTCCCGCATGGTGGGGTTGATGATCTGGAAGTCCAGCTTGCCGAAGCGGTCACCGGCCATGATCTTGCCGTCCTGCCCTGTCTGAAGCACACGGAAGTTCTGCTTGGTGGCCTTGTCCTGTGCGACGGCGAGGTAGGCGATAATGTCCACCACCTTGGGGACTTCCCCGAGGGACGCCTTGCCCAGCAGGTAGGGCTGGATGGAGATGGCCCCGGAGTTCTCGTCCTTGACCTGCTCGGCGTGGGTGATGAAGATGGCGTTCACCGGAGAACGGTGCAGCAGCTTCACGGTGTTGACCGTGTTGTCCTTGATGGTGCCCCAGTCTTGGATACGCATGTCCGACTTACCACCGTTGGTGATGTGGTCCTTCATGTGTTCCTGGAGTTCTCCGAGGGTGTCCACGATCAGCGTCTTGTATTTGGTCGTGCCCTCGGCCACGGCGTTGATGACGGCGGCTGCCGTGGCCCAGTCCTGGATCTCCACCACGTCAACGTCCGGGTAGTCGCGTGCGAGCACACTGGAGCCGTCCTCGACGGCCATGACCAGCACCGGGGACAGTGCCTCGACTTCCGAGGCCGTACCTGCCAGCAGGGTCTTCCCTGCCTTTGGGGGTCCCATCAGGAGCATCGTGAAGGACTGGTCGGCCCGGCGAGGCTTGGTGATGGTGACGATGCTGCTCAGGTCGAACAGCGCCTTGCTGGGCGGGGGTAGCTTGCCCTTGGACTTCTTGGCTGCAGGCTTCTCCTCGGCCTCAGCCTCGGCTGCCAGTGCAGACAGTTCGGCGGCTGCCGCGTCTACTTCATGCTCGTTGAGTGTGGTGGTCACTGGTTGCTCCTTAGTTGAATAGGTTGTGGTAGTTAGTCAGGTCGCCCCGCCCGTAAACGTCGCAGCGGTAGCAGTCGGGATCGCTCTCGAACTCCCCAAGCTGCCCGTCCATCACGTAGTCGAAGATCATGGTGGTGCGGTCGAGAGCCTTCTGGACCATCTCGGGCTGGTAGGGCTCCTCCCAGTGAACCACATCCTGTAGGTTATTGGAATGCCTCGGCAAAAATATAATTCTACAGCGGTTGATCTCGATGCCCGCCTGATTGAAACCGTAGGCGTAAAGCTGCTGCTGGTAGCGGTACTGGAGGCTCGGCCCGTACTTGGCCCACTCCACGCTTCCCCTGGAAAGGTGGAAGCGCCGCTTGGCGAGGTCCGCTGCCAGCTTCTCGTAACTCCACTTGCCGGGGAACTTGTAGTCCACGGTGGTGTCGTCCAGTTGCATGTCGCAGTGGCCCTTGATGACCCCGTAGCCGGGGATCTCGAAGACCTCGACCTTGTGCTCCCGGCGAGTCGGGACAGTCTCCCCGGTCACGGGATCGGTCAGCACGAGGTTCTGCTCCAGCCAGTAGTGGGCCATCGTGCCGATCCAGGCCGCGTAGCCCCAGCTATCACGGTTGGGTAGTTCAACGGACTTCTGCGCCATCGTGTAGCCGACGCAGTACTCGCAGCCGCCGACCTCGGACGGGCCGAGCATGACCTGCTTGTCGCGCTCTGAGCGCCGGGTGAAGCCAGCGGTGAACATCTGGGTGAGTTGGGTGTCGGTGTAGCGGACGACTTCCAGATCGGCGGTCATGGCGTCTCCTCATGCTCTGAGGCGTTGTGGTTGAGAGCCCAGTCCTCGGCAAACACACGGCGGTGTGACCGTATGCCGTCAGCACACTTATCGCACCAGGCCAGGAACTTACCCCGACCAAGGACTTCTACGGTGGCGCTCATGCCGCCCTCCTCTGCCGGAAGCCCTGCTGGAACTTGATCCGCTGGCGCTCACCGGGAGTCATGCCTCCGAGAATGGCGAAGCCGTCCTCGACATCGAGGGCGAACTCCAGGCACGCGGCGGCGATGGGGCAAGACTTGCAGACCGCCTTGGCCTGCTGGATCTGGAAGCGGTAGTCATCGGTCATGTAACTGATCGGGAAGAACAGTTCCGGGTCTTCCTTGGTGCAGGGCGGTCGCTCGTTTGTCACCAGTTGCAGGAAGGTCTTGGGCCGTGGCATCGGGCGAGGGTCGGTCATGACGGCTTCACCAGGTCGAGCAGCAGTTCGTTGTTCTGAATGCGGAAGATGTGTGCGAGGTGCAGCTTCTCGTACTTGGAGCCCTCGTAGATTTCCACCAGCATCCGGTAGTCTTCGGCCACCCACTCGTAGGGCTTCTTGGCTTCGAGGGTCTGCACGGCGTAGTCACAGGTCTCGTGGAGGCCCGATGCCTC